ACTCTGAAGCTTATGTTCCTAAATCTGCTATTCCTGAAATCATTAATAGTGCTGCAAGACGAGGTGCTCAAGAAGGTGAATCAAAAGTGATGAGTCAACTTAAAAACTCTCGTAGTCAAAGATCTAGGGTAGGATTATGAGCACTGTAACTTTAGTTTGTTTTATAAAAGTTTTTGATAAAGCAGGTAATCCCCAAGATTATTTCCAAAACGGGAAAAGAGATAATTTTAACACCTTAGATGATGGATCAACTCAAACATGGGTCGGTCCTTCATCACCTGATTTTGTTCCTTCTGATAGTCATCCAGAAGGCTATTGGAAACAGAAAACGCCTTATGACCAGCAAACAGGAAATATCATCCAATTAAATGGTGAAGATTATTATTATCTTCCTTTTCTTTATCAAGGAGCTGCAAAAAACAGGTCAGGTGACAATTTAGAAGCAGCTCTTGTTTTAGCTAATAATCGTTTAGCAATGAACAGAGCGAGAGAAGCTGTTGTTAATAAATGGACAATTGAAGTTACAGTTTGCAAGGTACATCCAACAACTCTTGCAGTACAAAGAAATCTAACAACAGAGACTTGGCTTGCTGCTTCAATGTCTTACGATCCAACAACAATTGAAGTTTTACTAAGTTCTGGTATTGATGCTGTAGGTTCTAACGCTCCAAATAGAGTTTTAACAAGTCGTTTATGTGGTCATCTTCCTACTAGCGGACAAATTCGTAACGTATGAATCCTTTTCATTTTATTGGTCTTCCTTATCGTTTAGGTGCTAATCCTGAACAACATAAAGCGGCTGATTGTTTAACGTTGTCCAAAGCAGTTTTAAAATATTATGGGATCAATAGTCCTTGTCCTACTAGGGATTGGTATAGACGGTTAAGGAAAAATGATTACTCAATTTTTAGAGAACAATTAGAGTTATGGGGAATCAAGACAGAACGTCCTAATATAGGTACTGTTGGTCTATGCAAATCGGATACTGGTTATGGCTTGGCAGTTTATTTTGAAAACGGATGGCTGAACATAACCTCATACGAAGGGTCAGCGGTGACATGGAACCCTTTAGGGGGATTACAAGTCGAAGAATTTTATTGCCCCAAGAAGTCGAATTATGTAACGTCTTAGGATTATCAGAAGAAGAGTATTGGTTCTTTGTAGATAAGACAGAAAGCTATAACGGTAAAAGACCAGAAGCTTACGATTTAGTTCCTGACATACAGGCAGGCCCATTAGTGGTTGCTGGCCAACTTACTGCTTTTGGTGCGTTTGCTCTTGGACTAGCCCTAACGGTTGTCGCTTATCTAATAGCACCAAAACCAAAGAAACCTAAAACACCACCTAGTTTAAAAACTGCGGATGCACAAGGACCAAAAAGATATTCTCCTCAAACAGGATTCGATTCTGTTCAAGAAATTGCAGAGATAGGGCAGATTATTCCGCTTGTATTTACTGATCATGACGCAAACAAAAATGGAGGCGTAAGAGTAAACAGTAAACTTATTTGGTCACAACTAAGAAGCTTAGGTGCAGGACAACAATTAAAAGCTATCTTCCTTTTGTCTTCTGGGGAGTTAGGAGGTAAGCCAGAATTTGCTGGTTATGCAATAGGAGATACTTTGCTCGAAAACTATATTCATTCAAAATTACGTTTGTATTTTAAACCAGGAGAATCAGAATCAAAGACAAAGGTTCAACATCTTTATGAAAAGGATGCTTATGAAGTAGGAACTTTAGCTCAGGAAAGAGCAAGCAATGGGCATACTTCTTCTGATGCTTTAGCTCTTCCACTGGCGGATACTTATACTCATGGATTTGTTGATAATACTTTCTCTAGTACAAGATCCCCTCTAACCCAGTCCACGTTTGGAGCGTATTCACCTATTCCAAATGGTTCAAAGTTTATGCTTCCTTATGAATTGGTATTGAAACCAAAAGATGCAAAAGGCTCAGTAAAAGATGGCATAGATGCGAAACGAAAGAAAATTCAAACATATTTTCCTCGTTATTGCGCTTTGGATAGATATAAAAAAGCACCTCATGGTTACAAGGATGATAATGGACATAAAGAGTTAAAAAAAGGAGATCTTGTTCAATACAGAATAGAAAAAGAGGATATAGGAAAGTTATATGAAAAAGATTTTGGAGAATGGAAAGCTGAAGATGTTGAATCTTCGATTAATGCAGTAAGAGAGGAGGCTGATGATATTTTATCAATAGGAAATCAATATCTCATTGGGACGGCAACTGCTGTTTGTATTAAGGTGACTTATGACGATATTTGGGAGCCTGGCAGTCCAAGTAAAGTTTATACTTTCAGAATAGAAGGAGATGGTGTAGTAGAAATTAGTGATATTAACCATAAAGATAATTCTTATGAACGTTATGTTGTAATGAAATTAGCAGAAGGAATTGTTACAAATACTAGAGCCTGTAACATTACTGAGATTGGTTTAAAGTCAAGAGTATGGAAACAAATCTCAGGTTTTCCGAACGTAAATAGTCATCCAGGCAATTGGCAGTATGGAAAAGATGGTGTTGTTAAAAACTATGAAAATGATAACGGAAGTATAAGTTTAGGATCTATTAATAAATATATAAAACGTCTTAGTTTCTTTAATTTGTATGTAAGAAAATCAGGTGGTGTTAACGAATGGCAAAAGCTTAACGATAGACCTTTTTGCGTAAAAGGACGTACACCTCAACCTCAATATAATCAAATTAATATTCTCCATGGTGAAGGGCAATATGAATTTAAGTTTTTACCTTATCCTGGGAATAGAGCTTATGATCGGTATAAAGATAAAGATGTTTACTTATTAAAAAATGGATTAGAGCATGAAACTATTAGCATAAAGTTAAAAGATCTTGGTCCATTCCAGGTGAAATTTGAAGGCGATATGGGGTATCGTCTGACGGCAAATGCCATGAGTAATCAGGAATGGTGGTTAAGCACAGTTCCAGTTGCAGCTACGACAGGGGCAGTAAAAGGATTTAACAAACGAACGGAAGGTACAATTCCACAGGCAAAAGACTGGGTTGTAAAAGAAACAAGGAATTTTAGTAGTGACTATTCAAACGGCACACAGAACGGAGTTAGACGTGGTTGGAACTCAGGAGATGGTTCTTATTTTAGGTATTACTGGGGAGGAAAACATGTAGGGACAGAATATGTTTCAGACTGGAGACTTTCTGATGGATTAGTAAAAAATGGATATAAATATACTAAAGGCACTGCGGTTGAAGATTCTCAAAGGACAACTCGATGGGGTATTAAAAGAGCTGTAGAAGAAGACGTTGATACTTTAAACCATACTTCTTACACAAGAACTGCTACCACAAAGACTGGTAGTGGTTCGGGATTAAAAGTAGATGTGAAAAGATATACAAATAATAGTGCTAATTGGTCAGTAAAAAGTGCAGGGACGAAGTACGAACAAGGAGACAGAATTGAATTTAGTGTGCCTAAAAACGGTGGAGGTTCAATGACTATAAGTTGTACGGTAAAAACAGATGAAAATAATTTAAGCAGTGACACATGGCCTGCGGGTCAAAATCTAAATCCTAATGATGCAATATCTGATTATGTAGTTTTTGATGGAGAAAATGCTAGTCATTTAAGTGAGCCAGAGCATGAGATTACATATGTAAATGAATTAATAGAAAAAACAGATATGCCATATACACAAATGGCAATAGCTGGATTAAGGATGAATAGTTCAACAGAATGGAACTCTTTCCAAGAAATATCTGCCTACGTCAAAAAAGGAATAATGGTAGAAAGATTAATAAAAAGTGGTACGTCCTCTTCTAACTTATTTCCTGAGATTGCATACCATTTATTAACAGACAAAATAAATGGTGCAGGTGATCTTATTGGTGCTAGATCAATTGATAAAGAGTCAATGAAGATTGCAGCACTTTTTTGTGAAGCTAATGAGTTTTTTTGGGATGGTGTTATTACTGAAAATCAAAATCTGAGAGAATTTATTTATGAACAAGCTTCGTATTGTTTTTTAGACTTCACAATTATTGGAGGGAAATTTGCTCTAAAACCGTCTGTTCCATATAAATCAGGATACGAGATAGAGAAAGGTGCTAAACCAGAAATAAAAGCATTATTTACTGATGGAAATACAAAAGATTTAAAAGTAAGTTTCCTTTCTCCTGAAGAACGTCAACTATTCCAAGCAAAAGTTATGTATCGAGTGGAGACTGAAAACGGTTTTGCTGAGACAAAAGTTTTGGAAGCAAGGTTCTCTTCTGCACAAGGAGGCTCGTCAAAAGATCCTTATGAGGTTTTTGATATGTCTGTTTTCTGTACGAATCAACAACATGCAAGAGACTTTGCAATGTTTGCTTTAAAAGTTAGAAAAGAGGTAGATCATGGAATTAAATTTACGACAACTCCTCAGTCTGCAATGCATTTAGAACCTGGACAATATTTCAGGTATTACTCGGAATCTACTCATACAGAGAGATTTGCTAATGGAGTTGTAGCAGCAGATGGATCAATTCAATCTCAGGTTAATTTAACGGCTGGATCTACTTATGATGTTTATTATTGGAAACCTGGAGACCCTGAAGTTACAAAAGCTAGTATGAAATTAGACAGTGAGGGGAAAGCAGGCAGTACTTTTAGAGGATCTGTTTTTACTATCGCTAAAACAGATGTTTCTGATCGAGTTTATAAATTAGAAAGCTTGGTTTACGGAGAAGAAGGTTTTGTTGAAATTGCTGGAAGTTATCAACCTTTAACGAGTACTGGATCGTTAGCTATCCTAGACTGGAATGATGATTACTTTGAAATAACTCCAGAATAAAAAACATGGAACCTGTTAATTTTCCCATTAATTTAGCTCCAAGCAGTAGATCCTTTACTGCTGGTGAGTATCCTCAAGCTGTTTTTGAAGCTCAAAATGGTGCAAAAACTGTTATTCGCTATGGAAATAAAGCTGTTAATGCAAAATTGACTTTGGGTTTTACAAATATTACTGATGCACAAGCTCATGATCTGATTAATAGTTATTTAGATATAAATAGTGACTGGGATTATGTCGTTTTTGGTGCGACCCACGGGCTACAAGGAATAGAAGAAAAAGTGTTACGAACTCAAATAGCTAATGGTGCTAGTAGTGGTCTTAGATGGAGATATTCTGCACCTCCAAGCGTAACAAGTGTTCAACCTGGTATAAATAATGTCAGTTGTTCTTTTGTTGCTTGTCTCGATGGGGACTAGAATAAAGCAAAGGTTTTTTAATTAAGGAAGATGTCTGGTTTTTACTCAGGTCAAGATGGGCGACTAGTCATAGATGGTACTGATTCTGTGAAAGTTCGTTCTTGGTCTTTCACTGTAAATCAGGCAGTACTGGAGACAGTTTCTTTAGAAGATAAAGATCGCACCTTGATCCCTGGAGTCAGAAGCGTTACAGGTAGTTGCAGTCTTTACTACTATCAAACTAGTGCTGGTGACGAGGCGAATACTGATATTACGAAGTTATTAGCGCAGATGATAAGAGAGAATACCGCTGGTGGAGGGAAACAAGGTGGTGGAACGAACCGTACATTGGAATTTGAACTAAAGATCCTAGATGGGAATAAGAATCGTACTGTTAAGTTTGAGGCTTATTTAACAAGTCTTTCTATGACCAATTCGGTTGGGGAGGTAATGTCTGCTGATGTTAGTTTTGAAGTCAATGGAGCTGTTACTGGACTTGACTTATAAATGGCTATTTATTTTGGCTCGACAGGTTTCGTTGAAATAAAAAGAGGCAATAGCCGTTCTTTTACTTCTTCCTTAGATCCTGCTGACGTTAATACAACAAAGAAAAGATTTAGTGTTGATTTTGCTAGTGGAGCAATATTAACGGGGGATCAATTAAAGATTTCAACAAAAGATGGTTCAGATCTAGAGCTAGTTTCAGGACATGACCATCCAGATGGTCGTTGGTACGTTCACATTGATGACGCTGGAGGATTGAAGTTATATAACAGTTTTGGCCCTGCCTTGGCTGGTGATGCGTCTACTGCTTTAGCTCTTGTCACTCCTTCTTCTGCTAAAGAGATAACAGTTGAAAGTGAAGGTACAAGATATAGGACTCTTGCAAAAGTTAAAGAATTTGAAATTACAACAACAAGAGACACCGTTGATATTAATAGTTTAGGCGAAGATTTTAGACAGAGATACGAACGAGGGATGATTTCTGGTCAAGGAAGGATGCAATGTATATGGCAACATCGAGCATTTCAGGGAGACACAATTTCGATTCTTGAACCTGAGTTTCCTATTTACTTAGCGCAATTAGCAGTTCGACTTGAGCAAGGAGCAGATTTTTTAGGCAGATTCTTTATTTATCACG